GATTTTAGTTAATGTGTTTTCAATACCTTCAATACTATCATCTTCTAAGTGGGTCAAGTTACACGAAATCATACCGTTCCTCTTATCAATACCAGCATTAGTATATGTAGGTGTAGCGAAATTAGCTCTTTTAGATAGTATCTCCTCCAATAACTCTGATTTCTCAACCTCGTTATCGCTTAGATACGATGCTACCCTCTCATACATACAAGAGGGTAGTTCCGTAGGCGCATTAGATTCGTTCTTTTTCGAATATTTCGTTAAAAATGTTGTGGCGGCAAAGAAGTCATATGTCAAATCCACTGGTTGGAGTGGTTTACCGATAAGTTTTGATTGTCTGCTAAGTAGAATCCTACCACCTAACAATGAATAATCAGGGTGTTTAATCACCTTATCAGCTGATTTGAACGCTATGATTTCATCTATTTCTGTGGTTGTAATACCATCGTTTATAGAGGGAATTACTTCTTGAAATAGAAGGTCTGGGTTAACTTTAAGACCTTTGGCTTGCTCTTTGATTCTAGTTAGAATCTTGTTAGGTGCGAATGCTTGTGTCGATTTATCTCTTTTTACTATTTTCATCTTTATCTATTTATAATATTAAAATTCATCATCAAAAACACCTTCCATACTAGATGGGATTTCAACCCTTGAATATTCACCTACCCTTTGTTCGAAGAAATTATTCTTAGCTGATAATCCAATTCTAGCCATGAATTCAAACGGGTTACTTACACTGAACTCTGGTTTACAACCGAAATCGTTTAGTACGATATCCGTTACGTATTGTACATATCTTACCATATCCTCTTTGGTCATACCTTGTAGTCCGTCAGGCATGCTTTCCTCAACGAAAGTCTTTTCAACATCATAACAACTAAGTATGATGTTTCTGAGTTCGTCTTTTGATAACTTATATTCATCCTTAAGATAATTCTTATATAGGTTCAACGCGAACTCGTAGTGTGTGGTTTCATCTCTAAGAATCAGCTCATTCATAGCAGCAAGGCCAGTCATCTTATTTCGACTTCTATACCAGAACACACCTGAGAAAACACTAGCAAACGAAATTCCTTCGACACAGGCGAACGCCACTAAACGATGACCGAATGAAGGGTGGCTAATCCAATTTTCTGCCCACGTAGCTTTTTTATTAACAGCTAGATTGGTTTCCATAGAGTTGAACAACGCTTCGCGCTCCTCAAGGTCTTTGATATAGGTTTCAATCAACAGTGAGTATCCGTTAGCGTGGACTTGTTCGATGAATGTTTGGTGACCATAGAAATACTGAGCCTCCAATATTTCAACCTCATTCAAGAAATTGGTTGCGAGATTATCGATTACCAATCCGTCAGAAATCGCAAAGAATGCTAAGATGTTCTTTAGATAAGTTTTCTCATTCTCTTTAAGTTCATCAAACCTATCTTTACTCAAATCAACCTCTTCCGAGACCCAAGTTTGTGATTCGGCATTTTTATATTTTTCCCATAGGTCACCATGCGTGACAGGAAAAATAGAATATCTTTTCTTTATATCATTACTTTTTAAATACATATCTATAGATAAGTTAATATTAGTTATTATTCATCATCATCGTCAGATGATTGTTCCATTCTCTGTCTGGCCCGTGCCATTACTTGGTTGATGTAGTCTTGTTCATTCTTAGCATCCACACCTTTCTTCTGTGTGAACGTAAGTGCTGATGCTGTATCAGATATATCAATTTTAAGTGTCTTGTTATCGAACAGAACATCCATAAAGGTAACACCGTCTATACCGAATCGCGACTTGATAATCGCTACGTTGGCCCTACCAGATTCCTTTTGTTCGCGTGATTTGGCTATACTTATAATAACATGACCAATCTGCGCCTTCTTGATCGACCCACCCATTTGGTCTGAGTCGACAATTTCAGAATTTATGGCTGAATTATGCGTATAAATGTCGTTCGCGAAGAACATATGCGTATCTTCAACAGTAATATCTACAGTATAATCTTCACCTATTAATTCGATTGATTCTATTTCGTCTAAATCAAAATCATTTATTTCTAATCCAATACCTTTCATTTTTTACAATTTAAAAAAGTTAAACATTTGTCTATCACCTCACTCTTATTCTGTTTGTAATCACTTTCTAGGACTCTTAAAACACTATAACCCTTATGCGTTAAATATGCGTCACGTAATTTATCTTTAGTTTGTTGCACCTCGCTACTATGCCAATAATCACCATCAAATTCAATTATCTTATCTCCAAATTTAAAATCAACCTCAATCATATTTGCCCAATCTTCCCAAACATAAAAAATATATTCTTTATTTAATTCACCAAAATACACAGCATCATTATTATCAATCAAATCATATAGTGACCAAAATAGGTCTTGTGATATATTACTGTATCTGACAGGCTTCAAAGATACTGTTTTTTTCGATATACTATCCTTATAATATTCTAATCCTTCTATATCTCCGTATTTATCTAAAAAAAATTGTCGGCTAAGAATGTATTTGAGGTGTTCGACATTCTTATCATATCTGTCTCGGCCTAAAATCTCACCGTATTTTTTTATAAACGCCTTTAACGATGTTTTAGACATATCTGAGCAGTATTCAGCCCATTTACATTTTCCATCTACTTCACCGTAAGTGTCTATGTAATATTGTTCACTGAATCGATAAGATTGTTTTAAGTTTCTTTTCAACCACCTATCATAACCGTCTTTAATACCGTAACGATTTTGATATTCTGGTAACGTCCTACCATTACGATACGGTTTAACTAATTTACGTTTTTTTTGAGTTTCGATTTTCTTGTTTAATCGTTCCGACCACTTAATTGGTCCTTCTACGTCACCATACCTTCGAATGCAGTTAGCTAAACCCCAAGGGTTACTCGTTTTAGCGATATATTCTTGATATCTGGTTTCACCGCTAAGTTCACCATATTTTTTAATATAGTTTTCTTTAGTGTGTGTGTATTTAGGGTATAATTCAGCTTTAATTGTTTCAACATTTTCTAAACCGTATCTAATTTCTAGAGCATAGTCACTAGCTACGGTACTCTTCAATACTGTTCGAATAATATTGATTCGCTCCAACCAATCACCATCAACATTATACTTAATAAAGTCGTGTATATTTTTTAATCTATTTTTCAATTCATTATTGTTATAAACTGATAATATCCTTTCAATCTGATTTTTTTGATATTCGGTAATTTTACTAATGTCCAAATCTTTGAATATTTTTCTATTTAATATGCGTTCTAATCTATCCATGTGTTAACTATTTATACCTATAAATATAACACACTTGGGATAAAGTGATTCGCGACACAAAATTTTATAAAACCTTTTTAACCAGTAACTTATCACCGACTGTTAACCCTGTTGAAATAGACCTCAAAACACCTTGTTTTGTTGGGAATTCGTGTCGTGAAGAAGTGTAAATCTCTTTACCTGACTTCAACTTAATCCGATATACGGGCTGCTTTTCAACTGGAAAGACATGTGTAACCTTTTTATAACCAGAATGAGTCAATATTTCATCACCTTCGACAACGTTCCGAATTTCAGTCTTGCCCAATCTAATTGTATCAACCTTAGTATCTAACCTGACACACCTATTACCTTGAGTAGCACACCAACCTGCAACATCCAACTCAGATATCATCGATTCAAATTCCCTCATGGTATTACCTTCGGCAACATTATTATCATCGAATCGCTTAGATGGTTGAACACAGTCAATATAATCAAGAAGTATCATATCAGGTCTGATACCTTGTGAAATCTTCTTCTTGATATACTTCTTGATTTTGGGAATTGTTGTAGTGTCGCTTTGAAACTTTTTAAGAATCAACGTACCACCGTTTTCCTCACGCGTTTTAACCACCTCTTTGACCTCATCAACATGTTTACCCAACTCATTCAGTTCAATACCAGTCCAGCATGATATGTGCTTACGTTTAATAACTTTTGGCTGATCCTCAAAGAAAATCTGAATGACCGTTTTACCTTCGTTATATGCAGTATTAGCGATTTTTGTAATCATCGTACTTTTGCCAACACCGAGCGCGGCCAGAACTATACCCAGCTCACCTTTGGCTAGCCCACCATTCAAGTATTCATCCAATAGGTGGATACCAGTAGGTATGGGTTGTCTGAAGTCATCAGCAAGTACTGATTCGATATCATCAAACACTGACGTATCATCTTCAGTATCTTGACCTACTTCAAGGGCTTGTCTGATTATATCGGATGCTTTATCATAATCATCCACATATCCTCTGTCCAAAATAGTCTGAATCTCAGCAACTGCTTTAGCCAGTTCCTGTTGTTTACAGAATTTCAGTGCTAGGTCTTTAATATAATCAGGGTCATTAGCATCAGCCTCAGTTACCTTACTCAACGTATCCAATTTAATCTCTAAGGCGAACTTATTTATATCACCTTTGAATTTTTCATGGATACGTATCTTCAAACTACCGATATCTGGTACTGAACCTAATGTATCATACGAGTTCTTAATCTCAGCCGCAACGAATCTAAGATTCTCTACGGTGAAATAATTAGGATTCAATATGTTCAATATAGTCTCAGCAAACTTCCTATCTACTAGGACTTGCTTCAATAACCTGTATTGAAACTCACTATCCAAATAACCAAAATCTTTTCCTGTATCTCCTTTTTTCATCTTCTTAAATAATTAAACGGGGTAAAAATAAATATGCTGATTATTATTTAAGAGATAGGTTTTTTCGGATAGATTTTACGATTGTTGGGATTATTTCTTTAATGTTAATTTCATACCTCACTTTAGTAGGGAAGTAGTTACCACTGAACTGACTCTCCACAATATCACGGTTCTTGTAACGGAGTTTAAACCCGATAAAGTCTTCGTTATCGTAGATGTTCCTACGGTCAATATCCTCTGGTTTCTGTTCGAAATAGGGGTTGAATGTCGACCAAAGATGGTCATCGGTCTTCTGTTTAAGGAATCTAGGTATGATACCGAATTTACCCATGGGTCCGACATGAACACCAGTCAGTTGGTCCATCATGTATTTTACTTGGTCAAGGTATTCATACTGTTTTTCAGTTTCAAATTCTTTAGCTGATGTTAAAAAAGCCAAGAATTCCTTATCGCAGCTATGAACATCAAAATACCGCTTACATACGATATTACCGTTGATGGTCAATACGAATTCGAAATCTGATTCCTCGAAGTAACTCTTGTTATTAGGTTTATTCATTTTGTTTTTTAATTAAAAGGTTAGCAATCTCTGTCTTTAAGTTTTTTGAATTGTAAGAAATAGTCTGACATGTAATACTCTCGTATCAAATCGTCCAGACCATCTCTCTTAACCATCTGATATACTTCTTTGAAGTCTGTATCATCTGGCGTGGGTTCTGTTTTTGTTCTAATAAAGTTCTCTATGGCATGGTCAGTAAGTTTAGGTTTACGTAAATTAACTAATTCATCGTTGATTTCATACAGTCTTTTACCTTGTATTCCATCGGTAACGCTATCTAATAAATTATCAAGCGCTTTAAGAGATTTTTTACCTGAATCAATTCTATCATTTTTAAGTTTCTGAGCTTCGGTAAGAATCTGATGCAAAGATACTTCTTTTTTTGAAATATCTGGAAAAAGATTCAATAAAGTTTTCTCCTTAACTCCTTTTATTCCTTTAATATCGTCTGAGTAATCACCTATAATAGTTTTAATCAACGCCACATTCTTATAATAGTGATTAAACACATTATTATAAGTTTTATTGTCAACATATAGTTTTTTATCGCATAGATAAATTCTAACGTCATCCGATATTAACTGACATAAGTCCCTGTCACTGGTACATATTGTGATATCCTCATTAGAATCTTTTGTGATACAATAGTAAGCTATGAAATCATCAGCCTCAACCACTTCATCTTCCAACTGTCTTATCGATAGGTGGTAAAGATACTCTTTAACCATGTATTGCTGGATTAGTTCTGACATATCTTCTGGTTCGGTACCATTTTCATAATCCTTACCTCTAGATGACTTATAGTCCTTATAGATGTTATATCTTAGTTTACCGCTGAATCGGCCATCCCAGAAAACGTAAACCCTATGGAATACGTTCTCTGAGATTAGCCTCTTCGTTACAGTTATGAACTGATACAGTCCACCTATATGAACACCTTCTTTATTATAAGCATCATGACTACCTAAATAACCTCTTTTGAATAGGGCGTTACCGTCTATCAATAGTGTACTTCTACGTTCAATTCTAACGCCATTCTTTGGTGGTAATTTTGGCATAATTCATTAATTAAAAGGTTTTACTACAATTAAGCCGCAACATCTTCCTCTGCGAACTCTGATACATCTTCTTTTTCAATAACAAAGTCATCGTATGATGTATTTAGTTTATCGAGAATGAATTGACGGTGTGTCTTTTTATACTCTTCGATTTTATCAGGGTTCCAATATCCGTGAGGTGTAGAAGCGATAACACCTTGCTCCTCGATACCATTAACTTGATTCTTCTCACATTTTACCTTGGTTTCGATACCAAACTGGTAAGTTTCACCACCTGATGTTGCCTTGAGTTTAGCGGTCGAGTGGGTTAAAATACCTCCAAAATGGAAGATAAGTCTAGGTGAATAGAAGAATGCTTCACCACCTTTATGCTTAACCACTTTATTCTCGTTATCAAGCCATATTTTCTGAACGACAACAAAGGTATTGGTGTACTTCTTACCTTCTCGTCTAGAAGCTGGAATCCTGTGATTATTGATACTCTTAAAGGCAGCTTCCATTGAACCAGCGTTCCATTGGTTGTTATTTGATTTAGATGTCGCTGCTTTGAAGCCATTCAATGAACCGATGGAATCCCAACAGAAGACAAGTGACCTAGGCAAGTCACCCTTTTCTTGTGCATCCAACAACTCAGTGATAAAATGAGAGATGTCTTCAATGACAGGTTCGAATCTGAGTGCTTTATTAACTTCTTTACCTGAATTATGGTCGTAA